CGCGTTTTGAAATCGTTGTGCAAGTGCATCGAGTCAGCTTTCACGGCTGATTTGCCCGTGACCATTGATTCCGGGCTCAAGGCCGAAGTGGTTGCAGACAAGGCCGTCCGGTGCTCTCTTCGACGACATTTGGTGGAATCTGACGTGTCCAGCTGGGACGGATCTTTATGTTCCTTCTTTCGCGAGCTTGAAATAGACGTCTTCCGAGCCATGCCCTTTGAGTTCAAGCAACTCCGACAACTCATTGATGTGTGGCGCACAACAACTATTCGTGGAAAGAACGGATTCAAGGCCCGGATGAATTGGGGACGGATGTCTGGTGACATAGTCACGTCGACGTTCAACAGCCTCATTAATCTGAGCCTTGTGTTGTATTGTTGCGAGATGTGCGGAGACATGCGACCTGAAGTCATGGTTAAGGGTGATGACAACTTCTTTGGAACTGACTGTTTCGACGAGACGAAGTTCAGCACGATTTACTCTGAGTTGGGAATACCCAAAGTTGAATTCATTCAACGCGAGAATCTGTCTGAGTTAGAATACTGTTCAGGGAAGTTCTATCAGGTAGAACGAGGTGACTTCCGCATTTGGAAGTGGGGCCTCAAACCATTCCGTCAATTGTCCAAATTTGGAATCAATTTCCACAAACACAAGCACGTGCTTCCCTTGATGGTAGGCACTGCCAAATCGATGCTGCCCGTTGCCGGTCATGTTCCCATTCTTGGTGAATTTTACCGGCGCATTTCAACGTTCACGTATGATAAGGGCAAGTGGGTCGCACCTCACGAACCATGGAAGAATACTTCTGACTTCATCGACAATGTTTGTCCAAGTGAAATTGTCCGCTTCTGTTCAACCTTTCAGATGTCCCTTTCTGAATATGAGGCGATTGTTCGCGACATCAGGTCGCTTGAACCTTCATCATTCCCATTTGTTTGGGTTGGTCGCTTCACAGAATGGTTTAACAGAGAATGCGGTTTGGAATTGACGACGTTTTGCTCGACCGGGTTGAAGATGGTCGAGCGCATGCCCGCACCAACTACTCCTATTGATTGGCCTTCAGAACTGTGCGTTATGGCCGAGGAATGTGCCAGGTCATTGCATCCTGGCTTGGGCGTGGCAATTGGCTGTTTCGAGACTTCCTTGACTCGGAACTATTATCATGTTGTGGCCCATAGCGCTTTGTCCCTGATTAGCTATTGCTTTTCAGGATGGAGTCCAGCCGTTGCCTACGCGGTTTGCTATGCTCTTCATCGCTCCCACAATTACTTTGTGGAACGCCACTTACAAGGAACACCAGCTCATTTGAGCGCGTGGAAGACTGTCCGCATGGACCCAGGCCGGGAGCCGGAATTCCACACAGACCAGCACTTGATTACCTCTCTTGATTTCGGCGGCGGCCAGATTGACGGAGTTGCGGTGCCTGGCTACGGTTCTAGGTTTTTACCTTTACTGGTGCAGATGTTCCCACAAAATCAGCACCAAGCCGCCTTAAGGGCTGAGGTTAGTTCTGACCTCTCACCCGGATCAACAAAATTGAGCAACCGAAGAAATTCCAAGAACAACCAGAAGAAAAGTATGCCGAAGAAGAAGAAGAATGGATCGAGATCCAGCGGTCAACCAAGACAGGAAACCGCATTGAACCTCAGCAAGATGCTCAACAAGGCTGTCGCCGTTGGGTTGAGAGCCGGCGGGGGCCTGGCAGGTGGATTGATTGGCCAGTCCGATGCCGGCTCAAAGGCGGGAGCGTGGCTTTCCAAAGTCACTGGGTTCGGAGACTACAAGATCAGCAACAACACCCTGATGCCGAAAGACGTCCCGTCGTTCACCCACGGGAGCCGTAGCGTTGTTATTTCTCACAGAGAATTCAT